CGCTGCCGCCCCACTCCTTGACCTTGACCTCGAGGAGGCCCAGGTCGTCCGCTGCCAGAATCTGTTCTTTGGTCAGTGCCATAGGTTCATCCAATCAGGTCGAACGTGAACGTGTAACGCGTCACATCGTTGGCAGCCGCTGTGGCTCCCTTGCCTGTACATACTGCGTTGTATGTCAAGCTGACGCCGCCACCGCTGATACTGAGCGAGCCGTAGGCGCCCCAGTTGAAATTAGTCGGCGCGAGAGCTTCGACGCTCACGCTGCCGCCGCTGGGGGCATACGCGTTGCCGCTGCGATTCACGGGCGTACCGCCGCCGAGCTCCAGCTGCACGCTCGCCAGCTCTGTGATTGCAGAGCCGGCAAACGACACCGTACAGCCTTGCGAGTACGTCGCCACGGAAGCCTCCGTAGCGGACTAGACCCGCGCGACTCGGAAGGTGGCCTGGCCCCGCGTGGCGTCATTGGTCGCCAACGTGACGCTGGACGAACTGACGGTGGCGGCCGCACTCAGAGTCAGCCCGCCAGAGATGACAAGCGTGCCCGTGGCACCGTCGGTGATAGGTGCAGTGCCGAGGTACTCAATGCTGACTTCGCGGCCCGTGTCGGTTGCCGATCCCTTGAGCGGCCGGTCCATCGTCAACACGTTGCTGCCAGCGGACTGGCCGAGGTGCGACACGTCGATAGTGTCGCCGGCCGCCACGTCGGTCATCGAGTAGGTGATGTTCGTGACCGTGTAGCCCGTGCCGCCGAAAGTGAGCGTCGTGCCCTGAGCGTGCGAAGCCATGTGTTAATTCTCCAGCCAAAAGAGGTCGTATGTTTGCCGGACCAGATAGAGCGAGTTTTCCGCTCCGTCGATCTCCACCAAGTCGTCGGCTTCGTCCATCAAGGACGCCTGCCGCACTTCCGTATTGTCGAGAACGCCAGCGAACCCATCCAGAACCCGCCGGCACTTATCTGCTAGGTCTCGTGCCGTCTCGTAGGTGGTGCCGTAGACGTACATCTCCACCGTGACTCGTGGCAGGCCCACTGGGCCACCCATCGCCATCTCGCGGAGAACCCGGGCACGCCGCCAGATGATCAGCGGAAACTGGATCGGAGCCGGCCCGACGTAGCGGAGCGGGTAGATCCGCCCGCTGATCAACGCTTGCACGTCGGCGTTGGCCACGAGGGCATTTCGTAGGATCGCTTCTGGGGATTTCAGCGCCATCAGAACGGCCCCTGTAGTGACTTGATTTGGTCGGCAAGCTCGCGGGCAGCTGCATTGAATGCGGCCGTCATTTCCTCAACCATCATCGACTCGACCCGCTCGCGGGTCTGCTCCCACGCCGACCGCACAGGCGGCCTGCCGTACGAGCCGCCGACCGGCATCTTTCCTGTGGACACCCGTGTGCCGCCCTGCGTGCGGCGGGTACGCTCCTTGGTGCCGAACTCGACGAGCCCCTGGTGGTAGCCGAGCTTCTTGTTGTCGTAGGGCTCGTTCATCTTGCGGCCAGAACGGAAGCCAAGGACGACCAGGCCCACGCCGGTCCTTGGGTAGCGTTTGCTCTTGATCGCAATGGACCGCCGCAGGTTGCCGGTCGGCCCGCGTGGCGTTGCCGACTTAAGGGCCTGGAGCGTGCCGCCCTTTTCGGCAGCACGCCGCAGCCCGGCGGCCATGTGCTTGGCGGCTAGATTTTTTGGCAGGGCCACGAACGCATTGCGGATGCTTTCCAGCCCCGGGATGTTCGTCGTGATACTGATGCCAGTCTGCTCAGCCATTGCGACGCTCCATGCAGATCGCCTCGTGCTCGGTGCGGTTGCCGTGCTCGAGCAGGCTGGAGATCTCAAGCGTGCGGCCACGCCAGGCGAAACGCATCTGGCTGTTAAGGCCGGGCAGGTGCCGCAGCCGCAGCCGGTGCGTCACGGTGGTTTCCTGCTGGCCGGCTGTCAGGGCCTCGCGGGCCGAGACGCCCTCGACGCTGGCCCAGACGGCCGAGGAGTCGGACCACGCCAGCACGGTCTCGCCGAGGGCATTGGTGGTGCCGCTGGCGATCTGGACAGTGACACGCTCGCGTAGGTCGCCGGGTCGGATCATTCCACCACGGTACGCCGAAACTACGGGATACTGGCAGTTTCTGCCTACTCAGCGACAGGCGGCACGAACACGTCGAGCTGCTGGTCGTAGCGGTAGCCAATCCCCGCGTAGACGCCGCGAATGTTTCCGTTGTAGCTAGTCCGCAGGCAGCGTTGCCCCCGCACGTCTGCGTAGTGCGATTCCCAATCGACGCCCTCGTTCTCGTCGCGGCCTACGATCACTTCGGTGACGATGTTCTGCTCGTCGAGGAAAGCGTAGTGCGCCATGATTAGCTCCAAGTGACGGTGCCGGTGCCTGCTGTGATCTGAATTACCGTGTCCGTGCCAACTGTGGTGCGGGTGAATGTCAGGCCAGACGAGAGAGTGATCTGTGCTTGCGAGGCGTTCCAACGGAGGATGACAATGCCAGAGCCACCGGCCCCACCCGCACTGCTTGCCGAACCGTTGCACGCGCCACCTCCGCCGCCACCGCCAGTGTTCGCCAGACCGGCAGACCCAGCAGACGCCACCGCCGATGAACCAGCACCTCCACCAGTCAGCCCGCCAGAGCCAGCCGTAGAAATGCCGACAAAAGAACCCGCACCACCACCCGCACCATAAAAAACAGTTGAGGCAGTGATTGTTGAAGCCCTACCAATCCCGCCACTGCCAGCAGCAGAAGCGGTTGCATCACCGCCAGCAGCGCCAGACCCGCCACCACCGCCGGAAGATGTAATGGAAGCAACTCCAAGCCCTCCAATATTGCCTTGCAAAGATACGACTGAGGCTATCCGACCACTACTGCTGCTGTTTCCCGCTCCGTTAGCACCAGAAGCAGGGTTAGCTGTAGTGTTTGAGGCATGTCCGCCAATTGCAGCAACTGAAGAAAAATTTGAGAAGCTCCCGTTTGTCCCGTTCGCTCCGCCAGCGCCTCCAGCGCCAACTCTAACCTCATAGGACGTACCAATAGTGACACCAAGAGTTTGAATAGCCACACCGCCGCCACCAGCACCCGGCCCGGGGCGGCCATTGTTACTGCCACTGCCACCGCCACCGCCCGCGACGATGAGTGCCTGCACGGCCAGCAACTTCCTCGCATCGGCAGTGCCGCTGAACGGACCCTGCACGGGCGTAGCGATCTGCCCGCCTAGTCCGTAGATGCCTTGATTCACAGGTCGGCCCCGAGAGCGGTGACGTGCGTTGCCTGCGAGACGCTGGTGGTGACTCGGATAGACCACGACGCGGACGGAAGAATCAGGTTGTTGTAGCTAGTGCTGACGCGGGTCTGCTGCACAGTGCTAGAGCCGGTCGCAGCCGCCACAGTGATTTCGTCGAAATGCCAGTACGTTGTGCCGTCATACAGAAACACGCGGACGATAGCCGCCGCGCTCGTCGCCGCCAGCTTCACAACGATTTCAGCAATGCGAGTGCCCGTGCTTGCACCTGTGATGAGCGTGCCCACGTTTGTCGGCGCGGTGTAGCTAGATTCTGCCGTGGCGATGCTGACGGCACCGATGCGAGGCGTCACGGCGAATGCTGGTGATGTAGCCATGTGGTTTCCTTATCGAAAGTTGGCCCAGAGATAGAGATTGTCAGCTGCCGAAGGCGTCGAGGCACCGCCGCTACCACTACCGCCACCCGACACACCGACCTCAACGTAGACCGGCGACTCCCACTGGTAGAGCCGCGACGTGTCTTCTGCGAGGTAGAGCGCAGAGTCTGAGCCGGTGGCAGGGAAGTTGGTGATAGACGCATAATTGAGCGAGGCGGCTGGGCCTTGTGGGCCTGTGGCTCCCGTAGCACCCGCCGGCCCCTGAGGGCCAGTGGCACCAGTAGCACCAGTCGCACCTGCTGGCCCCTGCGGGCCAGTGGCTCCCGTGTCGCCTGCTGGCCCTTGTGGACCAGTTGCACCCGTAGCTCCCGCAACGCCCTGCGGACCCTGCGGGCCTGTCGGTCCAGCTGGGCCAGCGTCACCCTGGTCGCCCTTCGCCCCGGCGGATCCTGTCGCGCCAGTGGCTCCTGCAG